TGTAACAAAGTCAAATATTAAACTTCTGCTTTGACCCCTTTCGCCTAAACCATATACTCGCCAGTAATTATCGTCTGTGTCTTTAAGCCTTTCTATTTCTTCTACTATACTAGTAGGTAAAAAAGGATTGTCTTTGTAGGTTGTTTTGTAAAACGAACAGTCTTCCCTAGTTAGGACCTTGTCATATATCCAGTGAAATTCGTCTGAAGGGTTATAGTCTATTACAATTTGTTCTGTTGTTCTAAATACTAATTGCTGCCAGTCTTCGTAATTTAATTCATTAGCTTCATTTATAAATAACAGATCCCTTTTACGTCCCCTAATTTTTTGCGGCAAGTCTAACGAAATAAATTCTACTGTGTTACCGTTTAAATAGTATTCATTATTTGACTTACTGTGCAGTTCTTCATCATACAAACCGAAGTCCCTTATAATTTGAAAGAAGTCTCTCATTACTGTACCTCTAACAGCAGGGAAACTTTTTCTAACTACAGTTACCATTTTACCTGTGTTATTATGACAGTACTCGAATATAATCCATAACAAAATATTATAGGTTTTTCCTGATCTAGTACCACCTTGCTGAACAACTATTTTACTCCTGTCCTTCTTTAAGTTCCTGAATACTTTGTTCGTATGTATTATTTCCAATTTCCTCTATTGTGTCTATTATTCTAACTTCAAATAACTTTTGTCCATTTGCACCTGTTATTTCTTGTCGTTCTACATAACCTCGTTTTTTACCTTTAGTCTTTAAGTAAAACAATAACTCTGCTGTCTTACCCTCTCTAATTGCTGTCAACAGTTTCATTTCTGCTAAGTCTAAGTTTCTTTCCTCTATATCTTCACAGTCTCTTGCAAAGTCACCGTCTTGCTTTCGCCAGTTATAATAGGTCTGCCTAGAGATATTACTTGCTTCACAACTTATACTAATGTTAGCTGCTGACAATTTAAAATTTTCTAAGAAGTGTTGCTTACTTTTCATAGTTCAATTTCGTTTACGTTTTTGTATATGTCTTTTAGATCCCTTAATATATAATTAGGTAAAATATAATCTCTTCTTTCTGTTAAAACTTCTATTTCAGCAATAACACCAGTAAGTTTTCCCATTGCTCTTCCAATTCTAGGTGCGTTTCTAGTATTTTTTTCTTGGTATTTTTTTACTAAACCATCAAGGTGTTTTTCTAGTGTGTTTTCCATTTTATTTGTTTTTATATTTATTATATACTTCTTCCCAACAATCATCGTGTAAGTCTGCATTTAAAACTTTAACTAAGTCTGCAAACTGAACAAACATTTTTAAGTTTTTATTAAAGTGTACAAACATTTCTAAATTTTGTTTATTTTTCAGTTTCGTCATAATAAAATAAAGTTTCCTGTTCTGCTGTTGGTTTGAATTCCTGCATTTCTGTCTGCATAACCTTGTCTAGTAATTCCTGTTCACCTGCAACATTACCTGAATTATTTATTTTTGCTGAAGATTCATAAAAATGAACAATACCTTTTTTGCCTGAACGACCCATTTTACGACCCTTGCGTGTATGCATATCATAAGCCCATTCTGGAATATCCAAATGCGTATTTTTGTGGTTCATAAATTTTTCGCACAAGATCATATCTATGTAGCGAGATTTTTTGCACCTAGCTAACATAACAACTGCCTGTGTGAATTGTAGTTTTTCCGGACTGTGTTTGTCCTTTTTCTTAGCTAACAAAGTGTACATTTGATACAAAGACCAAATATTTGTAGCAATCTGTGGGTCTGCGAGACCGACATCCTCTGAAGCTATAATGAACATACGTTTCCATACGTATTCCCTATAGTTAGAATTCCATAATTCTATAGCCCAATACAAGGACTCGTCTTCCATACACCTGCGTATAGATTTTTGAAATGAAGATGAGACTTCGAAAAAGTCATAACCTTTTTGTGTTTGTAAACTGAAATTTTTTGACATAGTGTGTGTTTAAAAGTTTACACAAATGTACAATAATTTTTTGAATTACTAAAATGGTAGTTTGAGGGTTCTCATAAATTCGTGCTTTCTTGAAGCCAACTTAGTGTCTTTTTTTAAATCTATAATTTCACCATATTTTTTTCTTAGCATTATAGTGTCTGCTTTTTCTACTTCTTTAGTTCTGTAACTAGCACAACCACCTGCGTTACCGAAAGTATCTGTACCTACTACAGAAAATCTAGTATCTATAAAACAGTGCCTGTGGTAATATGCGTTTAACGCACAAATTTGATAGTCTTCTACTACTTGCATATCAGTGTCATAATAAAGTTTTGATCCTTCTAACATACCAATAGTACCACCCATATAACCAGTTCGTTTCAAAGGCTTATGTTCTATATACTGTGCAGGACTAGGGTTCTTGTTAAGACCAAAAAGGTAACAACCCATTATTTTTGCTACGTTTCCTATCCATTGTACTAATTCATATGCGTCACTAGGGTGCATTTTAGCATCCTCACCTGATTCTATATACAGTCTCATAAAGTTTTTTATGTCATCGTCAACCATAAATACATTAGGATAGTTTTCATAAATCCACTGTCTTTTAGCTGTAAGTCCTATAATTTCGTCTGGGTGTGCTATTATTTCTGTTTGTGGGTGTTTGTTTACATACTCCTGCTTTTGTGCATTAGGGACGCATAATTTTGCGTTATCTATAGCATTTAGCGTTGGTATTTTACCTGCTCTTTTATGTGACGGTATTATTACTTCTATTTTAATGCCCATAATTTTTGAAAGTCTTTAACGTTAATTACCATAGCTTTTCCCATATGCTGATTCTTATAACTTTGTGCTTTACCAATTTCTAAAACTGTTTCTAGGTATGTAGTGTCTATTTCATTGTCGCTTGTTATTATTACACAATCATATTTTTCCGAAAACTTTGGTATTACTGGCATTTCTGCATTAGTGTCATCTATTTTATAAAATTCATCTTCAAAGCTGTCCAAAAACATACCTAACTCTGCTTCTTTAAAACCAACATCTAACAAAAATTCTTTTTCGAATAAGTTAGCCAAAACATCAAAGTCAAATTCACCAGTATTTTTATTTAACCTTACATTCAATTCTTTTTCTGCTTCAGGATCTAAACTTAATTCTACACAAGGTATTTCAGTAAAACCTAAATCTTTTGCTATTTTATACCTTTGGTGTCCACCTATAATTACACCTTCTCTGTCTTTGTAAGTATTAACTACTATAGGTTCAGCAAAACCGAATTTTTCTATACTAGTTTTTATTTGTAGGTACTGTTCTTTTTTAAGTTGTCTAGGGTTGTACTCTGCTTTTTTTAATTCATTTACTTGGTAGTTTTTAACATTCATAATTTTGCATTTATATAATTTCTAGCGTTTTTACCTTCGTGCATTAATATATCTAGTACTGACATATAAGGAACAAATTCATTTTTGTATTGCTTGTATTTTTTTTGTTCGTATTGGTGATTGTATAAATTTACACCTATTTTTTTAAAATCATCTACATTCAAATAGTCCTTACCTGAAACACCTGCTATGTATGTACTTGCATTTGTTTTTGTACATAATTCTAAAACCATTTTATCTTTTCTGTGTTTTAGATCCAAAGTACTAGACATAATTTTTTCTATTTCAATACCTAACTTTTCTAAAAAAAAATCTAAAAACTTAACATTATATTCCCATAAATATTTATTCTTTAACAATAACAACTTTTCTAATTCAGGAAAATATAAATCGTAAAACTTTGCTTTACAATAAGAATTTTTTACTGAAGCTACTATTTTATTTTGCCAATCTGTACTGTGGTTTATTTCAATGTCTTTTATTAAAGTTCCTAAACTGTATTTGTTTACTGAAATAGTAACCCATTTACTTCCGTCTTTACCTAAAATTTTATTTCTGTTTTGAAAATAGTTTTTTCTATATGCTACTGAATCTAAAACTACTAGTTTATCTGCTTTGCATATTTTATCAAAGTATCCTACATAAGACATAAATTCAGGTTGGTGTGCTGTAACTTTCATTTATTTATTTTTCTTATTATATAAAATTTTTCTGCATATTTAAAGCCACTTTCCATACCTCGCATTTTAGCTAAAGTCAATACACTTTCTTTACTTAATGGTGAAGGATGTCTTTTAATCTGTGACTTGTTTTCTAAAAACCCATTTACTTTTTTATTTATAGTGTCTTCTATATTTACATACCAAGCACCACCGTTTGGAGTTTCATTAATAAAAGGGTACTCATACAAAGCTACTAATGGAATTGGGTCTACATCTTGTCGTAATCTTATAGCTGCTAAACAACAATCGTGTACTTTTTGGTGGTCCTGATGGTGACTTCTGTAAGGTATAAACAATTCAGAATACTTATTCATTTCTAACAAAGCGTCTATTTGTTTTATTAAATATATATTAGAATATGCGTCTAACTTTCCGTCTCTGTCGTCATACAGTGTATAGGTATATTCAACACCTATAATTTTTTTCATATTAGTATGTTCTACAAGCCTTTCTTCTGTATAGTTAACCAACAATACATCTGCTTCTATATTGTCTTTACTCATATAGCCACCAACACCTAATACTTCGTCGTCTATATGTGGCGAAATAACAAGTATTTTTTTTTTACTCATCGTCTCTTCTTAGCTTTATAAGTTCTTCATTTAGTTTTATACTTTTTTCAAATGCTTCTTCTATACAAGGCTGTAATTCTGTATAAAATATAGGATCAATATAATTAATTTTAGTCATTAAAATATTTAACTTGTTTTCCTGCGTTGTATAGCATCTAGTCATTACTAGTAAGCATTCTAATAAATTAGGATCATAACGTTTATAAATATCAAAACTTTTTAAAGAATGTATTATAGAGGCGTGATTAAAAGACTTAGATTTTCCGTTACTGATGTAAAAATCTCTAATGTAAGTTTTTCCCCATTTCAGGTATTTATGCAACATATATATATGCAATGCACGATAGTAAACAACTTCTCGTTTTCTGGAATTAGAATATACATTTACACTGTATCCTGTATATTTTATAGACCATTTTCTAATTTCGTTTGACCAAAACTGAGCGTTATAGTTATTATTCATAAAGTTCCTGTAAAATAATAGTTATCTATGAATTCTTTTATTTCGTCTTCAGACTTACCCTGCATACTTCCTTTGTATTGAGTTAAAACATTCTGAACGTGCAACTTTCCTGATTCGTACATTTCTTTGCTACAATCATATATGCCTATGTCTAAACTTTTTTTATCTATAGCTATAAACCAAAATTTCTTGTAACTAATATTAAACAACTTACAATAAATATAAACCTGTGAATCATAACCAAAAGAATAAGCGTCCTTTTTAAAATTAGTAATGTTTTGACAAGTCTTTAAATCTA